GCTGACCTAACCCCTGTGGCGCTTCCTGATCTATCAGCAACAGACCTCTCCCTTGCACCTACGTTCAACGGGTATATCTCTAAGTTCCTCATGTGGGGTGACACAACTGGCGACATTGGCGACACTGGCATCGCGGAGGCAAGCACATGATTGACGAGATCGTAACACCACAGACCGACTTCTACCTGAAGCTGGCATCTGAAGCTGATATGCCTACTGTATTGTCAGACTTCTACAAGCAGGACTACACGACCATCGTGGACCCTGAGACTGGCGAAGAAAGCACACAGGTCGAGGGTGAGCCATATCTGGTCATGCAGACCGCTGACTACGCCATCGACGTTGTAGGGGCCATCCAGAAGCCCACGGGCGTCACCCTGACGGACGCGGATGGCAACGAGTACGCTGAGATGGCACCTCTCGATGGCTGGCACATTAACTTGCGGTTGTCAGGCGACAACAGGCGGGCTGACGCAGAGGCATTGGCTGCTTACACCGTAGACCCCACCCCAGTAACGCCAGCGAGGATTTGGCTTTGATGGAAACTTTCGACCTCTTTCTGAAATACATTGTCGTCCCCGTCTGCGGGTTTGCTTGGATGATCTACACCAAGACGCAAGCACACCACACCGACATTGAGGTGCTGAAGGCGCAGGTGAAGGCCACTAAGGAAGCGCACGATCGCGAGTTCAAAGAGGTCCGGGAGAACTTTAAGAGGGTGTTCGAGAAACTGGACACTATCGAAGAAGCCCTGCGAAAATAGATTGGGATACTGATGCGATCCGATGCACTGGAGAAGTGATATGAATGTGAACCAAGCCACAATTGATCTGATTAAAGAGTTCGAAGGCTGCAAGCTGAAGGCTTACAAGTGTCCGGCTGGTATCTGGACCATTGGCTACGGCACAACAGCGGCTGCGGGTGTTGGCATTGAGCCTGCCGAGGGCATGACAATCACAGAAGAAGAAGCTGAATGGTATCTTGAGAAGGCTGTCAGTGACTTTGCTTTTTCAATTAGCAAGTTCATTACTGCGCCAATCAATGAAAACCAATTCGGCGCGTTTGTATCATTGGCCTACAACATCGGCGTCAACGCTTTTAAACGATCCTCTGCGTTGCGCCACTTCAACAGTGGCAGGATTGAGAAGGTCGGCCCATCAATTAAGTTATGGAAGAAGGCCAACGGCAAGGTGCTGAATGGATTGGTTCGTCGTCGCGAGGCAGAAGTTGCCTTGTTCATGACGCCAGTTCCTGAGGTAACAGCCGAGCCTGCCCCACAGGGCCGCTCTAAGGCCACACAGAGCCGCACGGTGCAGGCTTCGGTGGCTCAGGGCGTCTCAGCATTTGGCGGCGCTCTAGCGGCCTTACAAGCGATGGATGGGACTGCTCAAATTATCGTGCTAATTGGCTGCTTTGCGATTATCGGCCTGTCTATGTTTATCTTGAGGGAGCGACTCAAGGCATGGAGCGCGGGGTGGCGTTAATGATTAGGCTAAAGTTGTGGCTAGCTGCGGCTGGTGCATTCATTGCTGGGCTTGCCCTGATCTACGCCAAGGGCCGGAGCGACGAGGAGCAGGACAATGAAATTGAAGAGTACAACGAATACATCTCGACGCGCAGGCGGATGGACGAAGCCGCTGGCCCTTCTGATGCTGATGTCCAGCGCTGGTTGCATGAGCGTGGTCAGTACAAGCGCGATCTGTAATGGGTCGTTTGACTTACGGACGGATCATGCGGCGGCTTTATCGCAGGATGGCGGACCGCTATCGCAAAAGACAGGGGCGGCGCTAATTATTGCGATTGACACTGGGTGTCAGGACACTTAGAAAACCCAAGCGGCGGGGGACAAAACGACAAACGGTTGTGTCCAGCAGACGTGCTACCAAATGCGCCATCATTTCAAACACACTGCCCCGCCGCACGATCACTCCCCCAACTCCCCGCCCAATGCCATATAGCCGCAAGCATCAACGCTGCTGTCGTGGTGCGGACCGTTGCGCAGGCGGGCGACCTTGAGCAAGGTCATCAGGTGGCACACATCGGCGGGCGATACGGTTGCGCCGATATATGCAGACCACATTTCAGCAACGACGCCAAAGTTCTCCGCTGGGCTGCCGTAATGTTCCTGACGCGGGCCGTTGATAAGGCCATCTGCTTCGGCCAATATCTCGCTGCGTTTTGTCATCATAGTCTCCAGTCTAGGTTTCGGTTTTCTATCTCCCGCAGCAGATCATCCTGCTTCGGACAGTCGTGTCTGACGCACGTCTTGTATGCGTTCAAAAGGTATTCATCTGACATGTCTTCGATCCAGACGATGCCGTTGTGGGACATCCAGCGGTCACGCGGGACGCCTTCTTGCGGGTTAGTCATTCCAAGGCCGCGCCACCGGACGCATCGAGGTGAACCGCCGCACGCAATAGTGATCCGCCTCCGCACCGTCGGCTTCGATGTGGTCGGCAATTACCTCGATGTGTTCGGCGCAAGTAAGTTGAGCCTGCGTCAGTTCTTCATAGCCCCTTTCGTATGTGCCGCCCGTGGATGTCACGATTGTCAGGATGACGGATATTGTTTCTAGGTTCATTGGTCTGTTCCTTTCATTAGTGCAGCCCACGACACTGGGAACAGTGCCGACATCTTCTCACTGATCTGGTCAGCAACTACACGGCTCTCGTACTGTGTGTCGGGTTTGCACCGTAGCTGGCACATGGAAGCGAAGGCATCCAAGGAACCAGACCAATACCACTCCGTCATGGTGCTTTGAGGCAGGACCATACGGGCTTGCTCTGGTGCTACTCCCTTTTCCATTAAGTAGTAATACATTTCTGCTGCGGAGCCTGTCTCTACTTCCACTTCTTCGGCAAGGTCGCCTAAGTCAACAACACCCTCACTGCCCTGCTTCTTGTCAGCACTACGACCACGCCAGACATCAGGCATATAGAACTCAGGTTCATCATCTACGTAACGACGACTTACTTCGTTCCAACGCAAAAATTTATGCTTCACTAGCTGACGTGCCACGAAGATAGGTGCCTTAACGTGGAAGGATGCGAAGGCATGACCGAAGGGCGACAGGTGCTTGTGCTTGGCTAGGTAACGGATCAACCCTTTATCCCCATCCGTAGGCATCTGAATGACGATCTTCCAGTTATCCAAGTCGGACTTGATGATCCAACCTTCCTCTTGGTATTTCTCAACGGATGCCTTGATCACATTGGGGTCATCACGGAGCAGGTCATACTCGATCATGACGCCATCGCTATGCTTACCAAAGCTAACTCGTGCTGCGTTGACAACAGAAAGGTCACTGCCACAGCCATCAACGTATGTTGCTGTGATCTGGCTCATTTGGTTTCTCCTTTGTTCTTCCTGCTTGGGGTGCCACCCTTGGCACCATTGACTTGGTCCTTTACGTGTTCCGACAGCCGATACCATCCGTTGCGCATCAGCACATCGCCAGCGTCATCCATCTCAATCAGCGTCGCCTGCACCTCGGCGGGGTCGGCTTTGATTGTTTCTGCGATCTCGGTTGCTGTCGCGGCAATGTTGCGCAATGTTGTTTTGATTCGGTCTTTCATAATGGTCATATGTTGTCCCCCATCTCTTCAAAATAAGCGTCCATCAGGACCGCCGCTGCGAAATCAGACACCGTCGCCCCCTCAGGCGTGTTGTCCATGACCCAGTGCTGCACAGGTTTTGGCATCGCTAGGAGCATCTTCGAAACCGACCCCTTGACAACGCCCCCCTGCTTCAGCGTGTGATGGAGCTTCGCCGTAGGGTCGGCAGGTTGTTTCTCCGGAAGTTCGCCGTTGTTCCTTGCCCTGCGTATGGCGCGGGCCACTGTCGTGATTGATATGCCAACAATCGCCGCAATCTCGGTGCGTGATGCACCCTGCTTGTATAATTCAACAACCCTGTTCATTACGCAAAATCCTCCGGCCCCAAAGAATACCGAATGTCACTCAGTGGCCCCCTGCTGATGACGGCCTTGGCAATCTTGCCTTCCGCCACCATCCGCTCAAGCACTCCTTGCACCTCAACCCTTTCACTGTTCCGTGGCATCTCATAAAATTGACAAGCCAATTCATAACACGACGCACGCTTGATGTCGCCCAATACGTCAAGCACTTCAGCGTCCGTTACAGCGTCATCCTGATCTTCTTCCACCGCTGGTTCGCCAAACAACTTAACGGCCCTCCACGGCGCTTGTTCGCGGCGCTGCGCGACGTTCTCCATCAGTACGGCCTCATATTCGCCGTTGACGGTGACATTGATCGGGCGGGCCACAGCCGCCGGAATAAACACCTTTTCGCCTGTCGTCATGCAGACGCCAAAGGCCGTGCTTGTATCAATCTGGCCCGTGATGATGATTGTGGTTTTCATTTTGGTTCTCCGAATTGAGTTTCTACTTCTTGGATTTTTTCGCCTATCCAGCGCATCACTGGAACGGCCATTGAGTTGCCCATTGCCTTGTATCGAGGTCCATCCGGGCAATCCTTTGCCGCCTTGTTGCGCCAAGGTATCTGCGTGTAGTCGTCTGGGAAACCTTGCAGGCGCTCACATTCGGTTGTGGTCAGGCGGCGGACGGCGGTTTTCTGGATGAAGTCCCCGCCTTGATTTCCACCAACAGGGCCACCAGCCATTAGCGGCTGCGCCACATCAGTAATCCTTGCTTTGTAGTCTTTGCCGCTGTTCATTGGCATGATTGACCAAGCCACCGCTGGTGGATTGCCTCCACCACGCCCGCCCAGCTTCAGCGTAGGTGTAGTTCCGCCGGACTGGTGGTCAGGCGCAGACATATTGGATGAAAAGGCTATAAGATCAGTTGCGTCTTTGTAGTCTCTAGCCTTTACTGTACTGCCTGATCCGTCACAGGTGTAGTCGCCAAAGCCACGCATTCTTGCAGTGCTGATTCCAGAAGTAAGGGCAGTTTCTTCCCCCGTCTTTCTGCTCGGCGCAGGATGCCCTGACATGCTTTCTCGCTCAAAAAGAACCGCTGCGGCACGTCGCCAATCTCCAAGGTATCCGACAACGAACACACGGCGGCGGCGCTGGGCCACTCCGAAGTACTGAGCGTCAAGCACTCTGTAGGCGAACCCATACCCGAG